GGAATCTGGCGCTAATAACGCACGCGCACCTGGATACTCTCAGTCCACTCGTCGTCAGTTGACATTTGCTTCTGCTTCTTCCGGCTCAAAGGCTACTTCAAACGCAGTTATATTTTCTATCAATGTTAACGGAACGGTGAAGGGAGCGTTTATCGCAAACAATTCAACCAAAGCTGGCTCGACTGGTGTGCTGTATTCCGCTGGATTGTTTACCGGCGGTGATAAAGCTGTAACTAGCGGCGACATCTTAAATGTAACCTACACAGCGACAGCATAATGCCAGGAATTATTACAAAGCACTTCAGACTTCACAATTCGATTCAACTGTTTGAGTCGTTCTCTGAATCTAATCCTACCCGATACTATTATTTTATCGGGAAAAATTATGAGTACGCAAACACTGTACAAATTAGAGGTACAGTAAAAACACAAACTAGTTCTAATACTATTGTCGGTCAAGGTACTTATTTCACCACAGATTTAGCTGTAGGCGATCGAGTATATGTTTACGGACAATCAACGGTTCTAAGGGTGCATTCGATTACGAATGCCCAAACATTTATCTCAACTACACAACCTTCTAGCACAGTTATTGTTGGCGCAAACGCTTACATCAGAAAACAGTTTAGCGATTCAAATCCTCCTACGCCAACTGATAGCTATCAAGACACATATTACGATATTTGGCGTAATATTATTGCAGTGAAAAGAATTCAGTCATCGGACGTTTCTCACGTTGCAACAAGATATAACTGGACTAACAACACTGTTTATACGCAGTACACTGACACTAACGCAAATTTAGGTAATTCTCAATTTTATGTTATTACGGCAGACAATAACGTCTATAAGTGTCTTGATAATAACAGAAACGCTGCGTCGACAGTAAAACCTACAGGAACATCAACGTCAATCCTTTCGACTTCCGATGGATATCGTTGGAAGTATATGTACACCGTTTCTTCCGGTTCAGCATTGAAGTTCCTAACAACAGATTGGATGCCAGTACAAACTCTGACTGCAAACAATGGAACAGCACAATGGAATGTGCAGCAAAACGCAGCCAACGGTGCTATACATCATATCAACATTGTGGCGAATGGTACCGGTTATTTACATCTATCAAATACATTTGCAGGTATAACTAATTCTACAGTTATGCGCCTTAAGCCTTCATCAAGTGGCGTCGATGATATATACAACGGTTCAGCTATCTTCATTTCTTCTGGTCTAGGATCTGGACAGCTTCGTAAAATTGTCAATTATGTTGGCGGCAATAATACAATTACAGTTAATGGCGCATTTACAACTACGCCAAATACTTCAAGCACATATGTAATTTCTCCTCTTGTCACTATAAGAGGAGATAGCGGTGGTTCTACGATATCGCGCGCGACTGCGTATGTATCAAATACTTATCTTGGTCAAGTTCGTAAAATTACGATTGTTTCTCAAGGAAAATCATACACGACAGCTAATGTGATGATCAGCGCCAACATTGGTAGCGGCGCTACAGCAACAGCGATTATATCTCCATTAGGCGGACACGGTAAAGACGCAGTAGATGAGTTATTTGCTGACAACATCATGATGAATATTCGTGTTACTGGCGCTGAGTCAAATACGTTCCCGACGAACAATGACTTTAGAATCATTGGAGTTGTTAAAGATCCACTTCTAAACAATGGATCAGTAGCAAACACTTCTGTCATTGATCAATGCACAAGAATAACAATCAAAGAAGCAACTGCAGATTTCTTTGCAGATGAAATTATAGTTGGACAAACTAGCGGCGCAACAGGTCGTTTGGTTTATTTTGCTAACAGCAACGCATCAAGAACACAAGGCGTTCTTAGATTAATTAAAGTAGCAACAAATGGTACTGGCGGATCGTTTACAGCTGGAGAAACTGTTGTAGGTCTTTCATCAACAGCTACAGCAAATGTTGTTTCGAACACGAAACCTGCTCTGAGACCATACTCTGGATTGATCATATATAATGAAAATCGTGTTCCGATCACGCGTTCTATTGAGCAAACAGAAGACGTTAAAATTGTCATAAGATTTTAGTAGGAAAGAATAGATGGCTAATACTATTACAACGTTTAATATTTCACCCTACTATGACGACTTCAGCGATGATAAGAATTTTCATCGCATCCTTTTCCGTCCTGGATTGGCTGTTCAGGCGCGCGAGCTCACGCAGCTGCAGACGATTCTTCAGGATCAGATTAGCAAGTTTGGTCAACACGTTTTCAAAGAAGGTTCTCGTGTTCTAGACGGACAATTGTTCATTCGCGATAAGGTTAGATCTGTTCGTTTGAGAACAACATTTGGCGGAAACACGCTTTCTACAACAAGCGGATCAAACGCAACAAATATTACTCTGTTTCAAAATTCTTATGTTTATGGTACTAAGTCTGACACGAAACATAAAGTTATTAAAGCTGAGATCATTGACGGAACGCCGCATATTTTCACGTCCTTTATTTCTAGAGGAACAGCCAATACTTACGCATATGATATTTACAATCTTGCTAATAACGAGATCCTAAGATTTAATGATGCTCAGACCAATGCTGTTATTGGTTATGCAAATACTAAAGTAACTGGTGCTGTTACTCCTTCATTGCTCGTTTCTGTTGATTCAGGCATCTTCTTTATAAAAGGACACTTTGTCAAGTCTGCGCCACAAACGATTGTAGTTTCTGCATCAAATACAACACCAAATGCTTCTGTTGGATTTACATACACAGAAAACATCGTTTCTTCTATTACAGACAATACATTGTTAGATCCTGCTCAAGGTGCATACAATTATGCAGCTCCTGGCGCAGATAGATATAAGATTACACTAAATCTTTCTAAGGTCAGTGATAATCTTACAGCTAATACAATTCCTTCGAATTATTTCGAACTCGTTCGATTCCAAGAAGGAAAACCAAGAACGCCGTTTAATGATCCAAAGTATGCTTCTATTTTAGATCTTATGGCAAAAAGAACATATGATGAGTCTGGAAACTATAGTGTAAGACCATTTAGAATTTCTCTTCCTCAAGTATTTGCAAACACAGCAAATGTTTCGCTAAAAATTAGCCAAGGAAAGGCATACGTTGGCGGATATGTTGTTGATTATCTAACACCAACTTCTATTCAAGTTCCTGCTGCTCGAGGTAAAGATTCCGAAGTAGGATATGACATTGGTACGTATTATGGAAACTACATTAAAGTTTCTGGATTGTTGAATGGAACTTTCAACTTAGCCAACACATCACAAGTTCAGCTGCATAGAACTAATAAAAGAGGATCTATCGCTGCTGGAACATGGATTGGAAACGCACACGTATCGTTCTTCCAGTATGATACGGGAACTGGAAATACAGCGATACACAATTTGTTCTTACATAATATTCAGATGAAATCTGGGTATGAATTTTCTAATGTTCAATCTGTAATTCTTGGCAATACTTCTAGCGTAACTGCTTTCGCAAACGTTGTTCTAGATAGCACGACTGGCGGAATTTATGCTAATGGCTCAACAAAACTGTTTGAGCCAACTTATAAGAAGTATTTGTTTAAATTCCCGCAACCATATATTTCTACTGTTACATCTTCGGAATATGAAACTCGTAGAGCATTTAAGAACATCACGTTTACCAATGGTAAAGCTACACTCACAACAGACAGTGGTAACGAAAGATTCCTTGGCGCTTCGAGCGGATCTGTTCCAAATCCACAGCGTTATTACACCGTTGTAATTAAGTCTGGCGGTGCTGCTGGTCCAAACAACAGGTTCATGAATGGTAAGCATGTTCCTCTTGACGTTTCGCCAAGATATGCTAACGTTCAAGTTGTAAGTTCTGGTTCTCCAGGACAGGTTATTATCAATCTATCTAATACGACATTCAACGGCGTCTGCGACGTCGTAGCAGGTATTGATATTGAAAATAATGCTGGCGGAACACCTGGACGCAGAACGAAAACATTAGTTACAGGTTCGAATAAGACGTTCGTTACAGTAGCAGCAAACACATATTACTCTTTACAAAAATCAGATTTGTATAAAGTATCTGCTATTCTATTCACTGGAAATACTTCTGTAAATCCAAAACTAAATTCTAACAACGTTATTGATATTATCAATAATTTTGAAATTGATAATGGACAACGTGATACTCACTATGATCATGCTAGAATTCGTTTAAGAGTAGGAGCTGCTGTTCCTGTTGGTAGAATCAATGTTGTCTTCGATTACTTTACTCATTCCGGTAAAGGATACTTTACAACAAATTCTTATCCTGTAGTTTATTCTAATATTCCAACATATAAAACAGGATTTGGTGAAAACGTTCGTTTGGCTGATGTCTATGATTTTAGACCACGTAGAACAGACAACACATCAAATACAACTCTGATATTTGATGCTGGCGTGCAAATGCCTGACTATAGCGCATCAATCAACAGTGATTATTCATATTACATTTCTAGAATTGATAAGTTGTTCCTTACTAAGAGTGGTGAATTTGTTTATAAAACTGGATCACCTTCGTTCTACAATCCTGTTCCGCCGCAAAATATTGATGGCGCAATGTTGCTTGCCACTATTAAATTTGATCCATATACATTTAATAGTAGCAGCATATCTGTACAACACGAAAATAATCGTCGTTATACGATGAAAGACATTGGAAAGATTGATTCTAGATTAAGTAGAGTAGAATACTATACTTCACTGAATCTGCTAGAAAAAGATGTTAAGTCACTTGACGTAAAAGACTCAGCAGGAAACGATCTGTTTAAAAATGGTATTCTTGTAGATAACTTCATAGGTCATTCTGTTGGTGATGTTCTAAATCCACAATACAGAGCTTCAGTAGATTTTACTGCTAGATACGCTAGACCTATGTTCACTTCGAACACGGTAGAATTTACAACAACAAGTTTCAGCGGAACTCAAAAGAAATCAGATTTTATCACTCTTCCTTACACGGAAAAAGTTTTATATCAAAATGATTTTGCGACGAGAACTGAAAATGTTAATCCGTTTAATGTATTCAACTGGACAGGAACTCTTAAATTAACACCAGATAGCGATTTTTGGCAAGACACCGATCTTTCTCCAATTGTTGAGTTTAATGATCAAAACGCATATGACAACTGGATTGCTGGTTTGTCTAGCGGTACACAGTGGAATGGATGGGAAGAAAATTGGTTTGGAGTTTCTGTCTGTAACTTTGGCGGATTGAATCCCCAAGGTATTTCTTCCTATACTCAAAGCACAACTTCCGCAGCTGCGCTTCAATCTACAATAACCAAGACAGCTTCTGGAGGCGGAAATTATGGCGTAGTTGTACGCACAAATGTGCTTCCATACATGAGAGAACGACTCATTAAGTTTGATCTAACAGGAATGAGACCAAACACTCAACTTGTCTGTTGGTTTGATAGCAAAATTGTAAATTATAGAATTCGTGTCGGAAGTTCTTCAGCACCTCTTGGTAATACTGTAGGAAATCTCGTTACAGATCAATATGGTCGCGCGAATGGATACATTGATATTCCTGCATCAAATGATACCAGCGTTCACAAGTTTACCACAGGCAATAAGCTAGTGATTTTCTGTGATAGTGCGATTGAACCACAGTTAAGTACAACGAGCGCGCAAGCCATATATGCAGCTCAAGGTGTATTGAATTATGTTGCTCGAGGATCAGTAAAGGGACCAGATCCTACACTTCCTCCAACATGTCCTCCATTTACGCCAAATCCAACCAGGACGCGAAAACCGGAAAATAGTTCAACACCAACAGTATCAGTTACAACAACATTCTCAACTTTGGAACCGGGTCCAGATGATGAAGATAGGCCTGGATCAACATCTCTGTTCATAGACAGCACAATTTCAGACAGCGGAATGGCTTCTATTACAGGTAGAACAACTGCAGAAGTGAATTCGTTGGTAAGTAAACTTGAACAGTGGTATGTAGATTATGGTATCGCTTCTCACGAAGGTAGAGTTGCTGGACAATCTGGTACGATTGTTGATGCTGGAGGATTCGCATATTGGGCTGAAGTTATTGAGAACTACGGCGAAGAAGCAGCAAGAGCTTCTATTCAAACTATTGGTGAAGGATATGCTTCTGGCGCATATGATACAGTGTCACAAGCTGAAAAGAATGCCGAATACAATCAAGTAACAGGTCTAGATCAGGTGCAAGGAAATCAGTGGATGGACGAGCCTCCAGGATATCTAGAATCGTTTGATGTTGTTGTAGAAAATGTAATTGACTACTCGCAATATTATAACGAATAATTACGGGAATTAATAAATGCCACTTACATACACCGCAACAGATCCACTGGCTCAGACCTTTGAAATATTAAGATCTGAATATCCTGATGGATTATTTCTTTCGAGCTGTGACGTATTTTTTCAGTCTAAAGACGCGACACTTCCCGTAACTTTAGATATTCGTAGAGTATCTTTAGGTACACCTACGAAATTCATTGTGCCTACAGCTGTTGTAACTTTGTTGCCTTCACAGGTAAATATTTCTAATGATAGTAGTGCTGCAACAACGTTTACTTTCGCTAATCCCGTTTACTTAGAACCAGATGAGTATGCTATCGTAGTTTCTACAAATACGGAAGCATATAATTTGTTTGTTTCTGAACTTGGTCAAGATGATTTAATTTCTGGAAACAAAGTAACCAAACAACCATTTAATGGTTCTCTTTTTAAATCGCAGAACTCAAGCACATGGACTCCAGATCAATTTAAAGATTTAAAGTTTACGTTGCGCCGTTGTTCATTTACAGTTGGTTCTGGTACTGTTGATCTAATCTCGAAACAATTTTCTTCTATGCAGAAATATGTTCTTGCAAGAACGTTGTCTCAGGAACTCATTCCAGGTAAAGCTGCTTCTGTTTCGTATCAATTAAAAACGAGAACTGCTTCTTCTAATACTATTGGTTCATTTGAAACATTTACAGTTAATCAAAACAAAGAGTTTCCTGTCACACAGCAAATCAATCCTACTGCAAACGGCGAGATTACAGTTCGAGCTACACTTTCGACGACAAACGAAGCGATATCTCCTATGGTTGACGTAACGAGATTAGGCGGAATCGTAATTAGAAACACTGTTAACAATACAACAACAGGTGAAACTACTGCACGAAGCGGAGAAGCAGCTGCAAAATATATTACTCGCCGCGTAACACTAGCGCAAGGATTTGACGCAGAAACACTTAAGGTGTTTATCAACGTCAATCGTCCGCCATCAACAGATATCAAAGTATATTATAAAGTTCTTTCGCGTTATGATAGCACAAATTTTGATGATCGTGGATATGTAGAAATGACAAAGGTTGATTCAGGTGGGGATATATACACACCTCTGGATCGATTTATCGAAGAACAATATTTGGCAGAAAATATTGAGTACACCGAAAAGGGTGGTAGATATACAGACTTTAGAGTTTTTGCTATTAAAGTGGTCTTCCTTTCATCTAACGAAGCTGTTGTTCCTAAAATCGCAGCTTTAAGAGTATTGGCTTTGTCGTAATGGAAATTTAAAATGAAGAAAGTCGCTTTAGTAAAAGATCATAAAGACGTCATTAGAGATATGAACAGCAAGGCTATTCTTTCGATTGATAAAGAAGGATTAGCCAATCATAAAAAGCGCCGCGCTGAGCGTTTAGAATCACAAAAGGCAATAAGTGAAATAAATAACATGAAGGAAGAAATTCAAGACATAAAAGCGCTGCTGCAGCGCGTTTTAGAGAAGATAGGATAAGTAATGGCTAAGATAGCTAATGTCGCTCTAACCAACACATTTGATACGTGGCGCGTACGATCAAATCAGTCGTTTGATCGTCTCAGTCAATTTGCAGTTAATAACTCTTCTCTGTACGCAAATACGCTGACCGCGAACGTCACATTCACTTCTAAGGGTCTTGGAACATTTCAAGGCCGCGCAACTGTAGGAACAAATCTTACGGTTTCTGGAAATACAACTACAAATAAGTTGACTGTCAGCAGCTCTGGAACAACAGCTAATCTAACGATTACAGGAACTACGACAGATAATTCAAATACATTGCATCAGACATTATCTGACGGTTCAACTATCAACTGGAACGTAGCTCTTGGGCGTGTTGCTACAGTAACTATCGCAGGCTCGCGCACGATGGCTGCTCCTACGAATCTTAAGGTTGGTACGTACATTCTTAAGGTCGTGCAAGGTGGATCTGGAAGCTATAATATTACATGGAATGGTTTGTTTAAGTGGACTGCTCAAACTGCACCTACTCTTTCAACTTCAGTAGGAGCAGTTGACGTATTTTCGTTCTTCTCTGACGGCTCTAAGCTATATGGATCGTTCTTACCGGATGTAAGATAAATGTTCTTAGGATTACTAGCAAGACCTACTAAAGTCGTTAAGATTAACTCTTCAACGAACGACGTTAATCTATATGCACAAGCAGGAAATCCTACATATCCACTAAATGTGCTTACGATCATTACTTCTCCAGTAGGA